TGTTGATAGACCATTCAGAGGCAATCGTTCTGCCTGTATAAAATGCGGTGCAATTAGAAAAGACAACCAACTTGGCTTAGAAGATACACCAGAAGAATATGTAGAGAATATGGTGGCAGTCTTTAGGGAAGTGAAACGGGTCTTGCGAGATGATGGAACTGTTTGGCTTAACTTGGGGGATTCTTATTCAAGTGGTGGAAGAAAGACCACAACAAATCAAACATTGCGTGGTGATAAGGACTATGGCGTAACCAGACCAAAACCGAGCAAAGGAATAAAACCAAAAGACTTAATCGGCATCCCTTGGCGAGTGGCTTTTGCTCTACAAGCTGATGGTTGGTATCTAAGACAGGATATTATCTGGCATAAACCTAATCCTATGCCTGAGAGCGTGACAGATAGATGCACCAAGTCACATGAATATATTTTTTTATTAAGCAAGAACAAGAAATATTACTACGATAATGAGGCGATTAAAGAAGATTCTAAAAGACCAAATGAAAAGCAAACATTTGGTGGTGAGAAAGCCAAAAAAAATATAATAAAAGAAGGCGATCCAATGTTCAGAAATGGAAGTGAACAATGGGGTAGGGAAATAATTACACCATACAAAAGAAACAAACGCTCAGTCTGGACAGTTACCACCAAGCCATTCAAGGGCGCACACTTTGCTACCTTTCCACCTGACTTGATAGAGCCTTGTGTGTTGGCGGGTTGCCCTGAAGAAATATGTGTGGAATGTGGAACACCTTATGAAAGAAAAACTAATGTAGAAAGGAATCTAACTTTAGAAGAAGTAGAACAAATAAGAGCAGACATTGTTAAAACAAAGAAAGAAAGAAAACCTTATGCAATTATTGAAAAAGAATTTCGCAATCAAATTGTAGAGTATAGAAACTTGCCAAAACACAAAGAGCTGAGACTCTATTTAAAAGAATACAGAGCCATGTCTAGTCTTACTATTGATGAAATAGAACAACACTTTGGCACACAAGCGCCTCATCATTGGTTTGAAAAGGGTGGCAGTTATCCTGACAAAGATGATTGGACTCAATTAAAAGAACTATTGTCGCTAGATAATACCTATGACCAAGCCATGACTGAAGTATTTTATAAAAGCGGACTGAAGTGTGACAACGAGTATTTAGATAAGGGGCTGCACAAGCAATGCCAATGTGAAAGCAATGAAACTAAAGCGGGAACTGTGCTTGATCCTTTTGGCGGTGCTGGCACGACAGGATTGGTTGCACAACAACATAATCGCAATGCTGTTTTAATCGAGCTGAACCCTGAGTATGCAGAGATGGCAAAGAATAGGATTTATAATGATGCACCTTTGTTTGCGGATGTGCGATAAAGAGGAAGAATGAAAGAAGATAAATACATACCGAACTATGAAAGGGCTAATCGCCTGGCAGACAAGATGCGTTGCCCATTGCTCAGAAATTTCGTGGCGTTCCCGTCGGAGGTCGCACGGACAACCTATAATAAGGCAGTAAAGCTGGGCATTATTTCGGGGAAGAAAGGGCACGATATGTTTACCGAGCGTGAAAAAGAGGGGGATGAAAATGGGCGTTAAAATAGGGTCACTTTGCGTAAAAAACGATGGTATGGTTACTTTACGCAAATCATACCATGTGCCTCTGAAACCCCTATATAATAAGGAAAGTATACATGGTATGGTGGTATGATCATACCATGCCATACCACCATACCACCACGCTTGAAACCCTTATGGAATGCACATGGTATGGTGGTATGGTGGTATGCTCTCCTAAAGGAGAGAGGAAAGGGTTGTATAGAACAACCTCCCCTCTACCGCTCACTCCAAGTAGAGAGGTGAAGAAATAATGAGTTACGCAAAGTATACGAAAAAAAGGATAACAAAAAAGCAACGGGCTTTTATTGACATGTATGTGTATGAGGATTTGAATCAGAGTCAATGTGCATTCAAGGCCGGCTATAAGCATCCGGAGATAATTGCCAATCGGTTATTGCATAATGAGAATTATAAACATGTGCAGGAAAAGATCAGGGATTTGCAGGCACGGCAGAGGCAGCGGTATGAGATCACGTTCGAGAAGGTGGCATCGGATTTGAAAACAATACGCGATGCCGCCCTGGCAGATGGCTCATTCGGCGCAGCGGTAACGGCAGAGCTGGGACGGGCGAAGCTGGCGGGGTTGATGGTGGACAGGAAGGAAGTGAAGTATGGGAAGATCGACCAGATGGACCGCAAGGAAGTTGAGGCAAGGTTGCGGAACCTGATGGAACAGAACAAGATCGGCAATGTCGAGAAGAACGTAACTCCGGAACCGGAAGTGATTGAGCATGATGGTTTTGAAGAGGATGGCTTTGAACAGGACGATGATGAGGTCGAGCCTGGAGTTGTTGTCGATGAGGAAGATGGAGATGAGGAAGATGGAGAAGAGGAATGATAAAGAAGCTCGCTCATTGCCAGAGCTGTCATCAACAGTTTGAGGCGGTTGATATTTCTCCGAGAGTGGTGCGGCAGAAGAAGGGCCTGTCAGTGAGCTTGCGCCTCTGTAAGAAGTGCAAATCACCGAGCGATGAAGAGTTCTACGGGCACTTTGTGCGGGGATTGTCGGAGAGGATTGTCCAGAGGATGAAGAATGGCTGGGACGATGAGCCGGATGAGTGGTGAGTTAGTGTAGCTTTGAGGGGTCGATCCAGTCTGCGGACCTGGCGTGTTCCTTAAGCATTTCATTCTCGAAGTGACAGTCCGGGCAGGCGCCAGGCTCTATGTCTGCAATAGGTGAGTGCTTGAAGCGGCCGTGAACCTTACAGTCAACGGTGATGGTTGCATCACGTTCGAGCTGATCCAACAGGGTGTCGGTAATCAGCTCGGCTATTTTTGTTTTAGAGTCCGACATCGATGGGGGGCAGGTTGAGTATGCACTTGGCATTGTCGCCACCACGATCAGTCATGACCATGAGGGCGAGCTTGCCTTTCTTGGTTTCCAGGCGCACTGCAATCTTGCCGAAAAGAAACCATTGGATTTCATCTGCCTGGAGTTGATATTCTGCTGGCCATAGTATGTGGTCGAAATCTTTCAGCGCTTCTTCCTCGTCAAGTCTGAATGACTCAAGCTCTCTTTGCTCTGCTGTGGTTAGTGTTGTCATTATTCGTAACTCCAGGAACCGTCTTTCTGCTGCACCCAGCCCTTGCTTTTGAGTTCTTTCTCGACGGCTTGTTCTTCTTTTGAAACTTCAGCAAGCATGGTTTCTAGCTCTTTACGTCTGGTTTCTAGTTTCTTTTCTCGTTTCATCAGCTCAACTGATGTATCTGTTTTTGCCATTTTGTTTTCTCCCGCTTTTTTAGTTAAAGTTTTTATAGCATTATCTGTTGTCTTAGTCATTAAGTTATCAATGGCTGCTTGGTTTCTTCTTCGCAGTTTGATTTTATCTAAGGTTGATAGTCTGATTTTATCTGCGGTTGAATCATATAAGTCTTCGACCAGGGAGTCTTTCACTTTTGTTTGAGACGCAAGTAAACTGTCCCCCCGATCTTTTTCTTTATTATCAATGTCCCATATCCCCAATGAGTTCTTGGTAGCCAGCATTACTAAGCCACTTATGGCAAAGAACGCCCCAAATACGCAACCTATAGCTGTTCCAACAGCTAGAGCAGTGTTGCTAGTTGTGCCAGACATGAAATTGGTAACTCCGAACCACAGCATAGGTGCAGATAAGGCTAGTAAAATAATTGCTTGTTTCTTTCTTTTAGTCATTTGGTTCTCCTTAAAATTCATAATCATCAAATCTCATCAATGCCCAAGCGGGTAAACCTAGACAAACAATCATTGCTATAAACCGCCCGACAGGAGTGTTTAAGATGTCAACGATTATGCTAATTAGTTCGTTCATATTTCTAATTGTTGTGGCAAATGTGTTTCATTTCCCCAACTGTCCCAACCTTCTACTCTTTGTCTGGCAAACAACTCTATTCGTGGAAGGTCGCCACTAGACCTAACAATTAACTCTCTGGTGCTGTTTGGTTTTTTACTATGCAGTCTTGGATTAACTTCCATAAACATATTTTTGGTTGTTTTGTTTATGCACTTCATTTTATTTTTTACACCAAAAATTATATGCTCGGTGCAACCTCGAAAATAATATCCCATACCCATTTCTGGCGTTCCATCTCTGTAAGTTTTTATCCACGTCAACATTGTCTTATAGTCAAATCCCCACGATTCGCACACTTCTAGTCCTTCTTTTATAAAAGGATTAGTAACCCACAAGTATAGGTGTGCTTTATCTTCCGTAATGTTTTTTACAGGCATTTGTTTTATATCTTTGTTAGTCATGGTTGAATAAGTGTGTTCGTTTGTGCCATTACCCCAGTTTTCTTTATACTTCCAAGGTGGGTCAGCATAAATGATATTGTATTTTTTATGTGGAAATTTAATTTTAAGTGTTTCGTTCATTTATCCCCTTCTCCCTACTGGGTAAGTCGTTCCACCTGTAGAATTTCTTGCTCGCCATGTGCCAAAACCACCCTTGATATTCGTGTTGGTCTAGGGGAATTTTTGAGGCTACATATTCTGGTTTATATTTTTCGTTCATGTTTTTCCTTGATAAAGTCATATAAATAAAATGGTAGAAACAATATGCCTAACAGCAGGAACAAAAGCATCTGCCAGCGTTTATTGAAAACTGGTGTTTCTATCGTTATCCCCCTTTCTCTGTTGATGGAAAGATGTTCTGTGGTCTTTCGTATTCTTCTTCCATGCTTCCATCAACCACTGTTATCTCTGGTGAGTGAGAGCCTCGATCTATGTCAGCCTCATCTGGTTTTCTGTTTTCAATTCTGACAAGGATTTCTCCTTTGGTGAGTGGTACATCAGAGTTAATGTGGTAAATTTCTCTACCTGTTATTTCTTGTTCCACCAAGTATATGTTTTTAGTCCAATCATTATCTTCCATTACGACACCTCGTTTATTAGTCTGCTCAAATACCACTTTGCTTTTTTCAAATCTTCTATCCCGTTTTTCTTAGACCATCTATGCATATATTTTTTTATATTCCCTTCAAGATATCCATCAAACTTTTCTTGGCTCATGTTTGATTTAAGGTAGTCTATAAATTCGATATCCCCCTCTTTGTAGTGTGGGGGGTTGATTTTTTTATCAGACGGTTCATAGGTCATTTATTTTTTTCCGTTTCTCTTAAGCTCAAGACCCTTTCAATATAGCTTTCATAATCATCCCTGTTCTTTTTGAGTGCCTTGATTTCTTCTTTCAGTTCCTTGTTTTCTTTCCTGAAGTGTTCTGCCATTCTTCGCCAATGTTTTAGTTCAGGGGGTTCCGCCCCTTCCCACGCCTCGCGTGTGCTGTATGGTTCTTTATTCTTCTTCACACCAGTCATTAAATTTTGTGCTAATAGCTTCAAACAAAATCTGTGCAAACGTATTCGCTTTTAGTTCGCTTCTTGAATGGATATTACACCACTTCCTGATAAATTCTGATGCATCTTCTTCGCTGTCGGTTTTGGAAAACCTCCAAAAGAGTTTGTCTCTGGCAAAAATACCAGCCCTGTCCACATACTTCTGTCCTGTAGTTTTCTTCTTGAGTAGGTTAGGAGTGTTCTTTGTGGGAACAGGGGTTTCATCATCTTCAATACCAACCATCGCACAGAAATAGCGCTGACCAACCCAACTCCTGAGCAGTTCCTCTGGCGCATCATTGGGATGGATATTCAGAACAAGGTAAATCCCCTGTTTGTTTTGGGTTATCCTGACCTTTACAGCCTCAAAACTTAAAGCACCCACTAGAATGGAATCTCATCATCAAAGCCATCATCGGCTTGTTCTTCTTTAAGCTGTGGTAGTTCGACAGACACATACTTGTAGGTTTTCCCTTCTTTGCTTTCCCTGTCCCACATGGCAACCCGAATAGAGATGTCTTGATTGGCTTTTGCCCTCTCGACCAACTCCTTTAATATAGACTTGCTCAGTTCTATAGTGCCAGTCCAATCGGGATGTTTCGGTTGTTTCTTATAGGAATTGGTAAAGACAGCGCCTTCTACTTTAATGCGATCAATCATCGTTGCTCTCCTCGTTTGTAGCATTTTCTATTTCACTGCGCCTTTTTGCAAAGGCAGTAACTAATTTATCATACAGTTCAGGGTTCTCATCCCTAATTGTTCTGATGGTGTCTTTGTTTGCCTCGAAGGTGCTTACCAATCCATCAACGGTTGTGTCCATTTTAGTGGCAGTCTGTATCAGTGAATCAACAAACTTCTCATAGTTGAAAGGAAGTTCTTCTTCTTCGGTTTCTTGCTGTTCTTCAGGAGGTGCAACCTTATACGCTTTCGTTTCTTGCTTTTCTGGTTCTTCTTCCTTGTCTGGAGCAACAGGCAAGTCCTCTCCAGCATAGATGTAATGTCCTAATCCAAACATCGCTATGCCTTTCACCAAACATCGCATCTTCGCATCTGATATCTGCCTCGCACTTGGATTGGCGATTGCATTGTTCTTGTAGTCCATGACAGGCAACCACATTGATCTTGTCAGGTCGTCAATGTTGAGGGTTACATGAACGCTTGCACTGCCATCAGGATAGAACAGTGCATCATGCATAGTTCCGTTTGCATCAGCAAATGCCTGAAATGAATATTGTGCATTTGGATAATGTTCTACAAACATTCCCCATGCCCATGCCCATGATAGATAGGATAGATTCATCTTCTTTTCGATATGCTCTGAGCAATCGACTTTGGATAAGGTTTCCCAAACCTCTTGATAGGTTAGCTTATTAGCCATTATATACTCCTTGTGATTAAATATTGACTGGTCATTATTTGTTTTGATACTGAGAACAAAACTGGTTGCAAGGACAATAACGCTCACATCTGTTCGCTTTTCCCTCGCGGTGTTCTATATAGTTGTTGGTGCTTTTAGCCAACGCCTTTTCTGCATCTTCTTCTTTGCTATACAGCTTTAATGCTCTTTTCTTTCCTTTGGTCATCAACGCCCATTTGTCAGGCTGTTGCCATCGTTCTTCTTCGGAACATGGGGGAAGGGTGCCAAGCATTTCATATTCAACTTCTGCTTTTTTATGGACATCAACCCTTTGTGTAATGTAATCAAGCTGTTGTTGTTCAGACCAAAGCGGTACATCTAAAGAGACTATAGGGGTTTTTGGATAACTACCACCTCTCAAGAGACCGCTTTGGCTCCAGTCCCGTAGGACTGCAATGATTTTTAAACTCCTTACAGAATAGCCACTGGCTATCCACATATAAGCATAGGTGTTTAGTTGTTTCTCCCACTCGGGTTTTACTTTTCCGTCCTTGACTGGATAGACAGAGGTTGTTTTGTAGTCTATGACCTCATGTTTGATTGTATGATAAGCATCGGTAGCGCCTGAGACAGTCTTTCCTTTGACTGTTATGGTGTGTCGTTTCTCACATATCAAGTCCTTCTCGTTTTGGTTTGCCCTATATAGCCAGTCATGGATAGCGGTTCCAAACCTTGCCCAAACCAAATCACCAACATCCTGAACGATTGCATTGTCGTTTTCTTTTTGAAGAATAACTTGTTGGGGAGACTTTATCAGGGTAGTCGCGGAGTAGTCTGATCCCTCATTGCTGTATTCGTCAAAGGTTAGTGCCCTGACAATGCAATCATCTAGGTTATTGACATTGCTATATTTCATCTTGTTCTCCAAATTCCTACGCCTCTCCATTTAAGTTCTTTTGCCAACTGACCAGTAACAAGCCTGACTGTAAATTTTTTAGCTGGTGTTTTCTTTTGGAGTCTATAGACAATCGTTCTGATGGTATGAGCATTGTCTCTTGCATCGTTCTCGGACATTTCCAGTTTGATAAGGTCGCCTTTTTTGATATCCTCTAGGGGAAGGTTCCACTTCCAGTTTGATCTTCTTTTGGGAGGCATATCGGACTTAACGATAACTGGCTTTATGAGCTTGTTCATATATGGTTCCTGTGTTTTTTCCTTGTGTGATATATTGAGTATATAGGAAGTAGAGAAAGTGTCAATAGTTTGTTGTCTTTAAATATTTGCAATAGAAAAAGATGAGTGATAAGATTAAATTTACAATTTACGGACAGCCCTACAGTAAAGCAAACTCAAGGAGATTAGTAATGATTAAAGGTAAGCCAAGATTCATCAAATCAAAGCAAGCCCTTAACTATTCCAAAGATTTTTTACTACAGTGTCCGAAACAAAAAACCCTAATTCCAAAGTGCCAAGATGTATCAGTAAGTATCAAGATATACTATTCATCCCGAAGACCTGACCTTGATGAAAGTTTAATTCTTGACCTCATGCAAGACATCATCTATGAGAATGATCGTAGTGTGAAAGAGAAACACATCACTTGGGGATTGGATAAAGAGAACCCAAGAGCAGAGGTTGAGGTAAGTGTCATTTGAAATTGAAGCGGAAATGGCTTATGGCGTAAGCAGAGCCATTCTAAGACAAGCATTGCGTGATTTTCATAGCAACGATCAAGGAAAGAGAACCGATGTCGCAGAATGGATAGGAAAGGATGACTACCTACTCATCTGTGAAAGTGCAGAAATTGATTCTGATTTCTTTGCGATGTTCTTCCTTGAAATGAGTAAACGACCATTGATAGAAAGAAGATCGTTGGCGGAAAACGCAATCTCGGCTTTGGATAGTTTCCATAAAGAACCCCCTACCTAACATGGTAGAGGGTCTTTTACATGGAGAAATTAATTATGAAATCATAATTAAACATGAGAGTACAGTATATATACAGTACTAGTATATTACTACAGGTATTTTACAGTTTAATTATAGTTAGTACATATACAGTACAGTAAGATTACAGTAAGGAAATAGAATGAATGAATTAAGAACAGAAATATCACAGATATCAAAAAACCTAACCTTCGGTTCCCATAAAATAAAATGCCCAGCTTGCAAAGACACCCGTAAAAAACACAAGCACGACACCCCCCTCTCTCTCACCATAACATCTGATGCAACTCTGTATCGATGTCATCATTGTGGTATTGAAGGAAAGGTTGGTCTTGGCGATAAAATATTTTTCAAGAAGATCGACACCAAAACCTACAAGAACGATGATCTTGCTAGAGTGTGGCTGAAGAACAGGGGAATATCTGATGAAGTTATAGAACGCTTTGGCATCATTACCTCAAAACATAAGTTTAACGGCAGTGGAGAAATGCCGAGTGTTGGGTTTCCTTACAAAAAACAAGGAGTTACCTATGCTATCAAGTGGCGATCAGCAAGTGATGAACATAAATATTTCACACAGACAAAGGGCGGAGCGAAAACATTTTTTAACCTTCCAGAAAAACTCAACGGACAGAAAAGAATAATTATTACCGAAGGCGAACTCGATGTTCTTTCTTTGGCAACTGCTGGTATAGGATTTGGAAAGGACGAACATGAAACTATAGTGGTTTCTGTTCCCAATGGTGCACCAGCAAAGGTATCTGAGACATCATTTGATGACAAGAAGTATGATTATATTACTGATGCTGAAGCTATATTGTCAAATATTGACCAGTCAATACTCTTAACCGACAGCGACAAACAGGGAGATTTCCTTAAAGAAATACTGAGTCGCAGGATTGGCAAGACCAAATCCTTTGAAGTGGACTTTGGTGAATACAAAGATGCTAATGAAGTACTTATGACAAGCGGGATTGAGGGAGTCAGGAACATCATTGAAAATGCCACACCTGTGCCTCTTGCTGGACTGAATAACATTTCGGTTTATCGGGAGAAGATACAAAGCCTTTACGATGTAGGTTATTCAAAAGGAATAAAGATTGGTATTCCGTCTATTGATAAGCTAATTACCTTTAATCCGTCAAACCTTATCGTTATGACTGGTTATCCGAGTGCTGGCAAAAGCGAGTTTGCCGATGAGATCGCAATACGATTGGCTAAACAGGGGATGAAAACCTGCTTTGCGAGTTTTGAAAAGCCACCACAGTTACACGCCATGCAGTTGGTATCGAAGATAACAGGCAAGCCTTTCTTCAAAGCGGAAGGAGAAAGAATGACACAGGAAGAACTTGAGTATGCACTTGAGTTTGTTGAAAACAATTTCATTTTCCAAGACCATCAGGCTGGTTCGCCATTCACCATCGATGGCATATTACAGTTTGCCAGTAGTGCTATTTTGAGAAAAAACATCGGCTGTTTAATCATTGATCCCTTTAATTTTATAGACTTGAAACAGGGTAATCAGATGATTACAGAGGCAATTAACAAGCTACTTACCAAGACATCTCAGTGGGCAAAGCAAACACAGTCGGTTGTAGTATTTATCGCACACCCAGCCAAGCCTCAAGATCGCAGTAAAAAGATTCCAACAGGACTAGATATCAGTGGTAGTATTAGCTGGTACACCAAAGCCGATTTTCTTTTGAGTATCGTCAGGAGAGAGCATGAAACCGAGGTTCATGTGCAGAAAGTGAGATGGAACTTTCAGGGGGAGCAAGGCGTTGCCAAGTTGAAGTATGACAAACTAAGTGGTAAGTTTATGCAAAACCAAGACGACTTTAGTTTCGATGAAGACTATCAGTGGGATACCAACTTCTGAAAAGATTCTTGTTAACGAGGTAGGCAACAAGGAACTCAGGAAAAATCACTCCTTTAAGCTAGAACAAAGCGGGGAGAGTGCTTTCCATCACATTCGCATTACCAATCAAACCCCAATCGACCAACTGCTAATAGAGAAAAAGATCACCATCGACCAACACCATGCGGGTATTCAATACTCGGAAATTATTTATAAAGCTGGCGCATTTTTGAAAAGCCCTTCGTTTGAATTTCGGGACATGAAAAATAATTTTAGCCCCCCAGTCCCACCAACCAGAGTAATTATTTTGTCTGGCGTTCAGAAATATTTAAGAACCGAAGCATCACCGAAAGTGGAAAGTCTGCTGTGGAAAGTGGTCGCACGGGAAAAAACCCCAAGAGAACTTGAAGTCACTCCCTTGAGGTTTGGTTTAGAGATGTTAAATAACTATTGGTATCCTAAGATTAGAAGAAGTCCTGACCGATCAACACAAATTCAGAAGATACTGCTACAATCATTGGGTTAAAAAGGAACTTCTTCCATTTCTGATAAAGACTTGTTCCTAGCAAATTCTTCAGCCTGTTCTTGCCTACCAGCTAAATGTTCTTCATAAGCACCGCCTGTCTTACGAAAATCATCTTGGATAAACTGTCTGATCTGTGCGGTCATACTTCTGTTATAGGCTAATGCTATAGTTTTCAGTTTGTTATGATCTTCTTTGGTTAATCTGCACAGGAAATTAACTATCTCTTGGTTTTCAGTCGTCATGATGTCCTCCTTAATGTTGACTGGTCAATATTAGATACTCTTACAACCTCTACAAAAGAAGATGCAAAGTCGTATCGCTTGTTCTCCATTAAAAATTTAAAAGCAAATTTCAGTTGGGATTCGTCAGAATAAAGTTTGTGGTCAAAGATTGAATCTTGTGCGTGTTCTATCGCCCTGTGTTCATCTTCATAAAGATAACACTCTGTTTCAAAACCCCAATGCCCATTGATCTGACATTTATAGTGAACGATACACACATACCAACCATTATCTAAGCTGTTCATCGTTGTTCTCCAGTTTTAGTTTTCTAACTTTAGACTCCAGTTTTTTTATCTTTTCCTTGTATTCTTGCATCTGTTCTTCGTATGAAAGTTTATCGATCAAGCCATAGGACTTCTGTTTTTCTTGGTCAATTAAAATTTTCCAATCTTCTATGTCTAAAACCTGTGCTACCCTTTTGAATTGTTCGGTAGTAAGTCTTTTTAATACTGATGATTTAGCTCTATACATTCTTTGACGAGTGTTTTTTTTAAAACCACACACGGTTACAAGCCGAGACACCCCCTTGATAAGAGGATGCATTTTTACTATATCGTGCAACAAGACAACATCTAAAAAATATCCTTCAGGGAATTTTCTCTTGTGTCCTCTGTTGTCCAAGTAAACTTGTTTTTCTTTCAGGAGTTGTTGCATCTCTATTGAGAGATTCGGTGTGTCTTTATGGGGTGCTTTTGGCACTATCCCTTCTTCAACCATTTTGTTTCTTTCATCTTCTAGTGCCATGACATCTTGATCTCTTGGATAGGACAGTTTGGCATTTGTATGAAATGTTTCTGCTTGTTTCAGCACAGCAGAATCAATATGTGCCTTATCTTGTCTGTAGTCTCTAGGGAGATTTGCTTCAACGCTTGCTTTGCTGATTGGTTTATCGTTGCTCATTATTTTTTCTCCTCAATAAGCTGTCCTGTAACGTGCCAATATTTTCTATGCTTCTTGGCAACAAGCCTTTCATTCGGCTGTACACCCAACTGTAATAAATCAAGAATAGTATTAGCACTTACTCTAACTTTGGTAAGGCTAGAGTATTTGGACAGTGCGTGGAAGTTAACATTGATGTTGCCATCGTCATATATGGAACCCAATGTGGTTAATGAAAGAATATCACTGGTCTTGAAACTAATGATATTAGGATAGGGCTTACCCTCTTTGTCTTTCTCTATTGTCATCTTCATTATATTCATGCTTTTCTCCAAGCTATATTAGTTGTATATATCTATTATAGGTTCTCTTATATATATTTCAACCCCTAATATGACTATCTTAC